AACCGGGAGAAGCTCTGCTTTACACGGTAGCCCTGGCCGCTGGGTTTGATCTCCACGCCGTTGACTACCTCACCGAACTGCTTTGCCCAGGCATCGAAAGTGGTAAGTCCAAGCTGATCCAGCAGGTCCGGCTGCAGATACTTCTGCATAATGTACATTTCTGCCATGGAGTTCATAACCGGCGTTGCGGTTGCAAACACGATACCACGGCCACCGTTCAGCTTCTGCAGATAGCGTACCTTGGTGTACAAATCAAAGGATCTCTTAGCGCCGTCCTTTTGGCTCAGTCCGGAGACATTGGTCATGCTGGTGGTATAGAACAGGTTTTTGAAGTTGTGGGCCTCGTCCACGAAGATGCTGTCCACGCCCAACTGCTCAAACTCAATGTTGTCCTCGTCCTTAGCAGAGTCCGTCAGCTTGTCAATCTTGGTCTGCAGAGATTTACGCTTCTTCTCCAGGTCCTTAACAGAAAGGGATTTGCCACCCTTCTCTGCCTTGGCTTCCTCAATGGCACGAATTACTGTGTCAATCTGTTCCTGATAAAGCTCTCTTGCAAAGTCAGCAGAGATAGGCAGTCTTTCAAACTGCTCATAGGACATAATCACTGCATCGTATTCGCCGTTGGCAATACGGTTCGCAAAAATCTTTCTGTTGGCTGCGGTGAAGTCTCCGGCTTCTGCCACCAAAAGCTTTGCCGTGGGGAAGAAGTCCTTAAACTCATTACCCCATTGTGCTACCAGAGGTTTAGGAACCGCAAACAGAGGCTTCTTAACCAATCCCAACTCCTTGAGCTTCATAGCTGCCGCTGCCATTTCATAGGTCTTACCTGCGCCCACCTTATGAGCAAGCAAGGTGTTACCACCGGAAGAAATGATACGCTGTACAGCATCACGCTGGTGCGGTCTCAGGGGCTTCATAGCATTGGCGCCGTTGACAGTCAGATTATCGCCGTTGTACTTGGGCGTAACAATGGAATTGAAGGTCTCATTGTAAAGCGTTGCCAGCTCTGTTCGGCGGTTTTCGTCCTGCCACAGCCATTCCTGGAACTCCTTCTGGATGGCCTCAACCTTCTCATTGGCTGCTGCCGTTGCGTCCTGGTCAATCACAGATTTGCCATCAGCATCCTTATACTTGACCACCACGCTCTTGCTGTTGAGCATCGAATCAAACAGATCCAGGAAGGTTCGGCGGTTGGTTCCCCATTTCTGGGTGTTGTAGGAATTGGCTTTCAGATAGGCTTGCTTCAGCTCAACGGTAAAGTTGCCGCTTTCCTTATTCCTGGTTACATCCACAGCCTGTCTCCACTCGCTGTTGGTTGTTCCCAGCATATAGGCAGCAAAGTCAGAATATACATTGTTGGGAATCCAGGGTGTACCGGGGTTCACAAAAATATCCTGATAGCCCACATCCTCCGGCATAACTGCCTTCAGTGCTTCCACATTCTTCTGATAGTCAGCATCAAAGGAAACCAAAGCCTCAGCATCACGGAGTTTTGCGCGGACATTACCGGAAAGGTAAACTTCCGCAGGCTCTAACCCACCGTCTCGGTTCTTGAATACCGATCTGCTGTCGATCAGCTCTCTTGTTACATCTGCTTCCGCCTTACCGGTGAGCTTGGCAATCAGAGCCGCATCCACGCCGCCGGTCTGATTGACAGATACGATAAGTCCCTCTGCCACATCCTTTGCGGAAGTAACAGTACGGTTCGGTGCAATAGTGTTCTTGGAGAAGATATCCGATTTAACCGCCTTCTTGGTCTCCGGGTTCCAGTTCTCCAATGCCAGGATGGAATAGCTGTCAGGATCGGCCTTGATGGCGTTTCTGTTTGCAGGAGCATTGATAAAGCCGTGTTTCTTTACAAAGTCATCATAGACCTTGTTCAGTTTCGTACGGGCCTTCTTGATCTCGGCATCCTTCAATCCTTGCTGCTGGTATGTAATCAATTCCTTGGCTGCATCACGAATCTCAAGCATACCGGTGATTCGCTCTGCTGCGCCTTTTGCTACGGTTACTTCCTGCAGCTGGCCATCTTTATTCTGATATACCTTGCCGTCCTTCACGACCAAGCTGTTATTCTTGGCCTTCTTGCCGGCTCTCTCCACAGCAAAATTGGTTTTCTCTGGGCTTCGCTGTGCCGGGTATTCCATTTTGCCCTGGATATTTTTGAACGCCTCCCGAATCTGATCTGCAAGGCTGCCCTTGTCGGTAAATGCCTTATAGGTCAGGCTACTGCCACGGTACATACCGCCCTCCATGGACGGGGTACCCAGCACCATTTCCGGGTGGTTTTCAAAATAACTGTTGATATACGCGCCGTTATAACCGTTGATATACTTGTAGGGCGCTTCCAGGAAGTCCTCACCGGCATAAGCGGTATTCTCGGCTCTCTTTTTCAGCACCAGAATATCCGTCACGACCTCTGTGCCGGCGTTACCCTTAAAGGCAGAGTCCGGAAGCCTGATAGCTCCCAGCAGGTCAGCCTTTTGCATAATGTAGCGGCGAACCGTGTTTTCTTTGCTATTCATAGTGTAGCTGGATGTAATAAACATCACAATGCCGCCGGGTCTGACCTTATCCAAACTCTTTGCAAAGAAGTAGTTATGGATCGCACTGGTGACTTTCTTGGGATAGCTCTTATCCGCAATGGCATAGTTACCAAAGGGAACATTGCTGATTGCCACATCCATAAAGTTGTTAGGGATACTGGCCTTCTCAAAGCCCTGGATTCGCACATCTGCATTGGGGTAAAGATACTTAGCAATCAGACCGGTGATGCCGTCCAGCTCCACCATAGTCCAGCTGCGCACATTGGCTGCCATATCTGCAGGCATAGCGCCCACAAAGTTACCAACACCGGAGGAAGGCTCCATCATTCTGCCGCCGGTAAAGCCCAGCTGCTTAAGTCCGTCATACATAGCCTTGATAACGGAAATATCGGTGTAGTGTGCGTTCAGGGTAGAGCCTCTTGCACTGCTGTATTCCTCATCGGTCAGCAGGTCCTTCAGCTCTGTAAATTCCTTGCTCCAATCAGCCTTTCTTTGGTCGAAGGCATTGGCAAGGCCACCCCAGCCAACATACTTGGAAAGGATCACCTGTTCTGCTTCGGTAGCATAGCGCCCCTCTGCTTCCAGTTGCTTAACCAGTCTGATAGCCTCCACATTGGCCTTGTATCTGGCCTTTTCACCGCTGGGAAGATCCAGGCTGTCACCAATTACAAAGTTACGACCCTTAGGCTTCTCGGTAGACTGCTGTGCAATCTGCTGAGTAACTTCCTCATGGAGCTTTTCAGCAGCAGTTTCCTCGGATGTTACTCGGTCAGTTCCCCGTATATCTCCGCTCTGGCCACTTCCTTCGCCTGATCCACTGCTAAGCCCTTGTGTATCAGGTCGATCACCAGATCGTTCAGTCTGTTGTCCTCGCTCTCCAGCGTCGGCCACAGCGTCCCTGCTGCTGCCATCTCCTGATACATCTCCGGTTTGAACTGCATCCAGTACCTGTGCAGCTCTACGCCCATCGGGCTCAGGCTGCTGTACTGCTGCTTGGTTATCAACATTTTCGACATTTGCTGTTACCTCCTGTTTTTCCGCTGCCTGGACTTCGCCCAGCAGCTTATTTTTCCTTGCCACATCCACAATGTCCCCAATAGCTTCCTCCATGGTTGCAAAACCAGGGGTATAGGAACTGTAAATGGTGGCTCTGGCATTTTCTACAGGAACGCCACCGACTTTAGCAGGCAGTCTCTTGATATTGCCATAGTAGCCGCCCTCTTTTCTGTGCTTTACACTGTAGCGAATACCGTCAATGTCCACATGAGTGTATTGTTTCAGCTGGTTGGAAAGGTTAGTGTAGGCATCCTTCTGGACTACAGGGGTTACATCCTCGGTTGTAGCAACACTTTCCTTTTGATATTCCTTGATGGCTCCGCTTTCTTCCACAAGAGAAACGCCCTGGTGCTTTGTGATTTTTTCCACATACTTTTCAAGAACATGGTACGGGAATCCGACCATATCAACACGGCCTGCTTTGGGATCGTTTCTTCCGGTTAAGGTTAAGTCGGCCCATTTTGCAACAGACCTGGCATCCTCACCCATAACTTCAAAGAAATCACCCACACGGTAAAGAACGACATTATTAGGATACTTTTCCTTTACATCGTTGTATTTTTCGACCAGTGTCTTTTTAGCGATTCCCTTATCGGTTGTGGTAGTTTCAGTTTTTGCAACATCAACATCCTCCGTTGCTACGGACTGTTTCTCGATCAGATTATCCCACGCAGCCTTCACAGCATCATAGTCACGCAAGAAATCATGTACTTCCCCTCTGGGATCTCCGGAGTAAATATCTCCAGTGATGTAGGCAAAGATTTCTTCCATGAGCGTGGCCCATTCTTTGCTGCCAATTTCCACACTATCATCAAAATAAATGTCTCCAACATATTTTTGCTGATAGCTGATAAATGCCTTTGAAGCAAAATCAATATTCGCAGCCAGAACCTCGTCATAATCAATTCTGCTATCCGATGCAGAAAGATAGTGATAACCCTCATGTCCCACAATTTCCAGCGCCTCCACCTTGGCATCATGGTGTATAAACACCGCAACACCAGGGATAGCCAAGGCATCATTGTGGTAGATCGTTGTAATCCCCTTTTTATTGCTTTCCACTTGCTCAAAAACAATAGCAGGGATACCAAGTTTTTTTAAGCCTTCTTCTGCTTCTCGGATGTTTTGGGATAGCTGGCCCGAATATCGTTTGTATCCAAAGGCAAGCGTCCCTCTTTCTTTAACTTCAGGTAAAGTTTTGCCTGTTCTTCCCAGGAAAGCTTCTCTTGTTTCTTCTCGTCTTTCATTGCCGTTAACCTCCTGTACGGATTCTTCCGTTGCCACGGTCTTTTGGTAGTTTTCCACAGCCTCAACTGCAACCCTGTCAAACATATCCACAATGCTGTCCAGGTACTTAACTGTCTCGCCCACCTGCTCCTTAAGGGCATTGGCCTCTCTGGAACTGTTATAGCCGATAGAGTTAAAGTAATCACGCAGATTGGCAACAAATTCTTTCAGCTGAGCCAGCAGCTTCTGGAATATGGTCTTGTGGTTTTCTGCAAGCTCCTGAGCAAATTTAGCATCCGGCAGAATATCCGTCATAGCCTCAGCCACAACCTCACGGCTGGCCTTGTCGTAGGTCATACCGGGATTGCGTGCCTGCTTATCTTCGATCAGGTCATGCACATTCTCTCCACGCTCTGTCAGAGTGTCAAAAACTACCTTTCTGAACTCATTGTACTGGATAGGATTCCATTTTTCAATAAAATGTGTAAATTCATGGGCAAAAGTACGCAACATCGCATATTTGGCCAGATCGTCTACACTCTTTATTTCAGAAAGGCCGGCGTTCAGATCAATGTAGATGGTGCCGGGTTCGCTTCTGCTGAACCTGCCCTGTGCGCCCTGGAACTTGCCGTCCGCACCTGCCTCAGAGCGATACAGCACAATATCAATACCGGTAACCTCTGCCACAGCGCTGAGATACTTATACGCCTTGCCCTGGGTGTCGTTAAATGTCTTTTTCAGGTCAGCGATAGTCACGCCCTCGCCCTTAATAACGCCCTTCTTGCGTCCGGTCTTGCCGTTGGTATCAGCTTTGTTCTTTGCGTCCAGTGCCTTTGCATCGGTATCAGCGGCAGCCTTGCCGGCCTCATAGGCCAGTTGTTTCTGACTGTCAGTTAAGTAGCTAACTGCCGGGCTTTTCTCAAGATAGGAGAACGCCACACCAGCCTTGCCCATATCATAGGCAGCCTGATAGCCTTTGTCATACTTCGCCACATCTTGCCCGGACTGGTATGTATGAATCATAGCCTGAGCCTGTGCGCCGTACTTCTTGGAAACGTCCTCCAAAGTAACGGATTTTTCCGGGGTTTCCTTGGTCTCCGGTTGCGTTTCAACAGTTCGGTTTTTCAGAACAGTTGCCGCAGGAGCTTCCACTGCGCCCTGTTGTACCACCTGTGCCGCTTTCGGCGCTTCGGTAACAACCTGCTCCCCTGTGATTTCTGTGTCAGCCTGGGGCTGCTGAGCAGCTTCCACAAGGCGGCTATATTCCTCCACGTTGATCCTCTGGGTGTCAAGCTTCTGCGCCCACTCGGAGGAATAATCTCCGGACTGGATATTTTCAGTGTTCAGCTCATTGACAACACGGCTTCCATATTTGCTGCTGGAAATGAGCTGCTGTTCAGCCTTTGTCAGATTTTCACCGGCCGCCTGCTTTGCAATAGCCTTTGCAACGGCAGCCACATCCCCGGTCTCACCCAACTCAGTGAGCCTGGATTCGGCTGCGCTTTGGATAGAAGCCATGTCCTGCGCCGTCAGAGCCTGCTCATTCTGCTGCACAAGGCGGTTAAGCTGTCTGCCGGACAGATCCTTGCCCTTGTCCAATCTGCCCTGCATCCTCTGTGCATAGCGATTGTTCGGGTCGATCTCCAACGCCTCACCAACCAGCTCATTCTGAATGCCGCCGTAGGTATTCTTTGTCAACTGATTCTGAGCCCGTGTATCTGCCAAGTTGTGGGCAGTATTGATTGCGGCAGATGGACCGGTAACCATAGCAACGGTACCAGAACCTGCGAGAAAACCTGTAAAACCAGCGTGAAGAACATCCAGAGACTTACTCTTTAATGCTTCAACCAAATTTCCGCCCTTTTCGGCCATTAGTTTGTCCCAATCAGACTGAGTTCCCATAATAACAGCGTTGGCTGCCGTATTAGCAATCTCCGTTGCCATTTCTTCAGATGCTTCCACGCCGCCCTGAACAAGCAGAACCTTTAACCACTGAGCCAGCGTTTCAGGGCTTTTCATATTCTTGATTTTATTTAGGCTTCCAATAGAAACACTCTCAAAGAACATTTCAATCACACCTGCGGCAGTTGCACCAAGGGCAATCTGATCTGACGATGCGCCTTGCTCATATAGACGAGCAGCCTCATTTGAAAACGCTCCGGCAGCAAGAATAACACCACCGGCTGAACCGCCTATTGCTCTGGATAGAGCGCTGTCTGCAATAGACATGCCTGCTTGATAGAGATCGGCTAAGAGAACGCTTTTTTCACGTATGGGTGCATCTGTAGCACTATTGATTGTTTGCCTGAAGTGCATACCGCTATGAGCAGGAGAGTACGGATTGATCTCGTTTCCGCTTACCATGTTTCCAACATCATCGAGAAAACCAAGAGCGCCGTCATAAACATTTGCAAAAATGGACGCCACATTCATTGCGGTCTTCCACAAACCGCCACCAGAGTTATATGACTCAAGCCATCTTTCTTGGTCGGACATAACTTTTCGCCTATTCAGCTCTGTTTCCATATCGGACAGATATTTCATAGCAGCATCATAGCCATGCTTGTTCAAGTAATAATAGTAGGTGTCAACCTCTGTGTCGGTCAGTTCTGTCCAACTTCCTCTGTAGCCATCCACCAAAATCTGGTCATAAACTTTTGGCGTGGGCATATTAACATCATACTTGACAGTACCACCGTCCATGGAATCCAAAGATTGCATATACAAGCCTAATGGATCGGTAATTGTACGGTTTTCAAAATCAGGATCATAATAACCGACACTGCCTGCCTTTTCTTCAACTATGGCTCCGGTCTCGTCACGCATAGTACCGCCATAATTTTGGTAGTAGTATTTGTCATAGTCCAGCAAGGTTGCATCTCCGAAGTTGCGGTTATAGGACATCTCAAGGAAGTCCTCGCTAGAGGGAATTTTGCCATACTCGTCAATCACTTTGCTGCCGTAATACTGACCGTACTCGTTATAATTGCCTCTTAGGTAGTTATTGTTGTCTGCTTCCAGTTTCTCAATTTCAGCCCAGATAGCGTTAGTCTTTTCGCTGGCAGCTTTGCGAGCATTTACATCTGTAGCATCATACTCATAGTTTTCCCACTCAGCCTTCAGTTCCTCGATACGCTTCAGGTTGTCCTCGTATAACTTCTGGCGCTTCTCCGCAGTGTTGCGTTTATCCCAGAAGTTGTACTGGTCCTCAGTTTCCCAGTTGGAGTAAAATTTTCTAACGTCCGTGGAAACATTCTTTGCTCGGGTAATGGCATCTACAACGGAATCTATGTAGGAAATAGCTTCTTCGTTTCCACTGAACTGCTTACGCAAACTATCCGCTTGTGCAAGAAGGTTTGTAATTTTACCAAATTGGGACTGGTACTCTTCATCATTGAACCAGTTTTGGGCTCTGTCCTGGACATGGTTTATCAGGTTAACGCTTGATGTTACCCACCCCTCCATCGAATTGATGGGTCTTTTTTGATTGCTCCACTCAGAAAAAGACGGTTTGCTACCGGTGGTAGCGGTATTATTTGAAACATTAGAAGTTGTAGGAATAGTGGTTGTCTCTTCCTGTTTCTTCTTTTTCTTTTGGTTGCTCCATTCCGAAAAAGACATAATATCCCTCCTTATTAGCTATTGCCGCTAATTGCATATTCCACATAATCCTGAAGGTAATCCTGATAGCTTGAGTAGTTTGTAACTTCCGCACCGCCCTGTCCAGTCGTTGCAAGACTGTTTTTATGACGAGCCCACTCTGCACTGGTCATAAGGCCGGATGCCGAGCCTCCATTAGATTTAATGTATGCCGCAGCCTCACTGTAGGTAGAACCGGTAAAACCAGTGCCGCCAGGATTATTGCCTCCCATCGCAGCAACAACTTCTGCAAGACTGTTATAACCTTTCGCCTTAGCTTTAGCTGTGGAATTAGGTCCCCACTTACCGTCAGTAGATGCACCAACAAAGGCCTGCGCCTTCTTGACAACATCAGGACCATAATCGCCGTTATCATATCCAGTATAATTGCCACCAGTCTTGCCGCCAGTTGAGCCACTACTAGAACTCTTGCTCTTGTTCAGCGCCATCTGCTCATCATACTGTCTCTTAGCCTCATCGAACTGAGCCTGCCACTGCTGATCGCCAACAGTATCACGGTATGCACCGTACTTGATATTGAACTCATCCAAGGCTCTCTGATACTCTGTCTCGGACATATATCTGGCATCCTCTGTCAGCCTGTTCAGCTCAGTGTAGTAGTCGTTAAGCTGATCGCGGTATCTGCCGTAGTCCTGGTCTTCCATCTGCGCCATAAGGGATGCCTGGTCGTACAGAGCCTGTCCCTCCTGGTTGTACTGATCCTGTGCCATGCCATACAGCTCCGGTACTACCTCGTTCAGCTTCTGCAGATAAGACTGATATGCCTGCTGGCCGGCTGCCTGTGCATAGGAGTTGCCATAGCCACCGGTCATAGCCGCAGCCTGACCCATAACATCCATAGAGGCCAGTTTCCCCTGTGTAGTGTACTGATCCGCATAATACTGATACATGGCGTCTTTGGTCGGATCATAAGAAAACTTATCACGATTCAGAATCTGACTGATCTTATCATTCAGCTGATCCTTCCATGTGGACTGATATTCACCGGGCTTTTGTGCCAAATGCTGCTGAAGCAGTGCGTTTGCCTGCGTCACGGCATCACTATCCTGATGTTGGAATGTGGGTGCGGCAGGCTCTGCCGGAGCAGCAGCGGCATTGTTATCGCTGGACGAGCTTCCGGAACTGCTCTGTGCCTTGGTAAGAGCGCCCCAGGTATTCGTACCAACAATACCGTCCACCGCAAGGCCGTTCTTCTGCTGATAGTCCTTAACGGCAGCCTGGGTCTTTGTGCCAAAATCACCGTCAACAGAAAGATTGTAGCCGTTTTGGTTGAGCAGCTTCTGAAGCTCAGTTACACTGCTGCCCTTAGAACCGTAACTGACCTGACTGTAATTTGCCATTGTCTTTTCCTCCTTAAATCTTAAAACTAAGCCAATCGCTCCAGTTGGTGTACCATCTGAGGCGATATACAGGGGTAAAGCTGTCGGTGGGGAACGCCATTTGCAGCTTCACAAATCCATCAACATCAACCGCCAACTGGATAAGCGCGCCGTTTTCCATAAGCACATTACCCATAGCGTCCTTAAGAGGATAGGTGCTAACCTCATAGACACCGTTTGCTATATCGTTGGGGTTCCAGCCCTCACCAAGCTGACCACGGGGAAGGGGCAGGATTCTGTCAAGTTCCAGTTCTTCGCCTGCCTCATTAAATAGGGACAGACCGCCTCTGGCCTTTGTCTTCCAGTAGATATCCAGGTTGCCGGGGCCTGAATAGTAGCCACCCAAACCCATACCTTTGCCACCGGCTGGTCTATCCATATACACATTGTCGCTGGATATAATCAGTGTTACCGGCTGGGATTCCTCAAGATCATCAACGGCTTGGACTTGGACTTGGTAATTTGTCTTAATAGACAATGCTCCATCCAGCAAAGCACCCGTGGTGATCTCGGTATCTGCCGTAGCTTCGGAGTCAAGAATCGTGTACCAATCAGACCACAGGCCACCTTCTGCCCGGTATCTGTATTGGAGCTTGCCGAAGTTGTTCTGCACACCATCGGACATGACCTTTTCGTAGGTGAGCTTTGCCTTGATCTTCAGGTATGTTCCAGAGTCCTTGATATTGCCATTGGCATCACATCTTGCAGCCACGATATTGCTTTCCCCGGAAGCGGCCTGCACAATAGGCTTGCTGTAAGGGATTACGGTTATCTTTTGGTCTGTCGTTCCATAGTGACCTCTGGAATCCTTTACCGTAGCTGTTACCGAAATCTCTCCTGCCTTTGTAAGATAGCTGGACTCATAGGGGTCTCCATAGACCACGCCGTCCACAGTGATGTTGGAATCCTCTACATCTGCACCATACTTTGTGTCGAACTCCAAATCAGCCTTCACCTTGCTTTTGCCTTGGATATAAAGGCTATCAAAAGGTGCGCTAAGCTCACTGACCGGGTATAGGCTCATTCTGACAGTAGGCGCGGTATCTTCATTCTCAGGGACGGTAACAATGAAGGTAGCGGAGTGTGCCGCTCCAATCTGTGCGGTAGCGCCACTGTCTGAGTATGTGTACAGGGTTACGGTCATGGTGCCGGTCTTTGTCTTGAACTGATTTGCAACCTCAATGGGGATCGCATAGCCGGTGTAGGTGTACTCAGTATTCCTGTTGGGATGGATAGCATCGGTGGTATAGCTCCAGCTACCAAGGGCAAACTTCAGCTTGTATCGGAAAGCTGTAGATTTGGGTGTCCACTTCACGCTGCAGTTGTTGTCAAGGGTAACATTGGAAGCCGATGTAATGATAGATGCGCTGGGGATCAGGGGCAATGTCGCAGTAATATCTGCTGTGGCATAGGCATATTGCGGCAGCCAGGAAGGAGGCGTTCCATCTATGGAATCTCTGATCCACGATGCCGTGATTTTAATATCCTTCTGCGCATACTTGGTATCTACCACAACAGAGCCTTCACTAAGGTCCGTATACCGATAATAGGTAACACCGCCTTCGGTAATGCTCCCGGAACCCCACTTTGCATTGGGATTCTGCTTGCTTGACCAGGAAAAGGCTGCAATGCCATCGACCTTTGCATAAGCTGTGGTGTAGTAACCATAGAATGTTGAATCCGCAGTACAGGCTAACCGCATCTTCACAGACACAGTATGTTCGCCGGTAGCTGTTGATCCGGAGGTTTTAGCATAGAGCAGAATATAGAAGTAATAGGAAGCGCCGTATGCCTTTACGCCATTTGACCTGCCGATATACTGATATTGATTCGTAAGAGTCAATTTACACACCTCCAACCCACTTGGTAACTATGCCGCCACCTTCCGTGATGGTGTCCTCATAGCCGCCTTCTTTTAAGCTGCCTCTAATCTCCACATGGGTGATGTACAGCTTATAATCGCTGATATATGCCACTTCAATGCCGTTCATATCGTAGAAGGACAGTCTATCAGCAGTGAATCTGGCGAACTTGGTAAAGCTCTCGGTACCATTTCTGTTGGTGGTCTGTCCAATCTCAATGCCTACAATAGCCTCTCCGTCCATAGCATACTCAATGATGCCGGAATAGATATGGCCATTGACCAAAAGCTCAGATTTAATATTGCCGTTCTCATCGTAAATGGTCTGCTTATCAACCAAGTCCTGACGGAGCTGTTTATCCGTAGCAGAGACCAGGTTCAGCGTTGCCTCTTCAAAATCACCGAAGTCGCTCTGTGCCACATAGTTGCCGCTCAGCTTCAGCAGATTGTCAATCTTATCGTAGTATGCGTTTACGATGTCAGCAGACTTGATAATAAGACCCTTGATACTGTTGAATGTGCTGACCGGATCTTCCTTAGTCGCAGAAGCAGCAGGAGCTGTTACACGCGATTGTGCAATCACGGTGCTATCTGCTGTGCCGATGTTGTTTAAGGCCCAGTTAAGCTGCTCTACGAGCTGGTACATAAAGCTTTGCATCTGCTGCAGTTTGCCTGCCTCTGTAGGAGCCGTAATATTCGGAAATCGAATATCTATACTCATGACAGCTCACTCCCTTGCTCAATGGTTTTGGTGATAGAGTAGATTTTCACCACGCCCACACCCTCAATACGCAGCTTCAGGTGGTCGCAGCGCTTGGGCCTGATGGGTAGCGTGAAACTTCTAAGGCTTGTACCCTGCATAGTGAATAGCGGCTCCCATGCCTCGCTAAAGTCATACTGCGCATAAATGCGTACCTCTGCGCCAATATCCATAGCCATACGCACAGTCAGCCTGGAAACATACTTCATATCAGGTGTAGACAGACCTATTTCCCCAGTCTCCGCCATCCATTCCACAGGATCAGCATCAGGTGTGCCGGAGCCAAGCATGGTAATGATCTTGCCTTGGCTGATGGCATACATTTCACCATCGCAGGAGCAGAAGCAGTCAACTTGAAGGTTGTCCTCCTTGTGCCACATACCCTTTGCAGCGTCATAGACAAACAGATGGTATTTGCCAAGGTTATCCTTCATAGAAATGTAGTATTTATTTCCGTGTGAGCCACCCACGGCCTCGCTGTATACCTCGTTACCCAACACATAGGATGCCTCGGTGGGCAAGCTGCCATCATAGGCACAAACAGCGTTCCTGGACTTGTAGAGCAAAGTGCTATTGACAATGGCAAGGCTCTTTTCGCAGCCCTTCTGAACACCTGCGCAGGCTGTGGTCTGTATTTGGAAGTTCGCAGGGTAGTTGCCATATACCTTGTGAACACAATTTTCCTTGAAGAATAACGGATAGCCCATGTGGGTGATTGCACCGGTAAACTGACCGTCAGTACCGACACCGCCTACCCAGCTATCTGTGGAGATCTGCATAAAGCAGTTCCAGTTTCTGAAATCGCCCAGCTTGGAAGCGTATATCTCGTTGACTATCTCACCGTTGGCAGCAGGACCATACCTGCACCCATACAAGCGGTTGCCGGATTCAATAATGAAATCCATAACCGGCATCTTTCTGTCCACAGAAATAGCTCCAATATCCACAGGCTGGCTGATGGTTTTATCCAGAATACCGATAACCACGATGTAATCATCGTCCTTTGCCCAAATTGCATGGGAAGCATTTAGATCCTTCAGTTCTTCAGCCACAATGCCGGATATCGTTACACCGTCATACAGATTGAACGCCTTGCCGATTCCGGGGCAGGATATTTTGATATATGTGGTAACAATCGGTACCCACGCTTCATTGGTCTTGGAGTATTGCTTCAGCACATTGGGCGTGGAGCTGGTATCAAGCCACAGTTCAAGATTTTCAGGATCTTCCGGCTCTGTATCAGATATATCCGTATATTCAACGCCATCAAGCTTGCATAGGGAGAATGTAACATCTACCTTGGATTCCTCGTTGTCAAAATGAGCGTCGATATTTCCACAGCCGTTTTCTGTATCGAATTGATCTTCCTTAATCCAGCATTGTGTGTTGATCCACTTCTTATCAGGCCAGATAATGACATAAGCGCCCATAGAGATAAGCTGCTTAGGCTCATCATTCAGACCCATATCAACCTCATATCCGTTGATAACGAACTTACTGCCATCCACATAGCACAGAGCATCCTTTGCAATCAGGCCATTGGGATGGGTAGGGGAGGCATATAGGCCTCTTTTCCCTCTAGGGGATAGGACAGGGTAGTGGTCGGAGGTCATATTCTTCATATCAAAAAATTCACCATCACCGATCCTCATATTATGGTTGTATCCCTTGAACACATCCACCATTTGGCGGCTGCTCTCCTTGGTATACAGCGTAGGATATCTCATCCTGCATCCCTCCTGTCAGAATAGGAATCGCCTGCCTCTGGAAACAGGCTTATGTGTGCTGTTGTAATGCCGCTGATAAGCGTCAAAAGCCGTATTGAACATGATAATGGCATTGTTGTACTTGTCGTATTCGCCGTTGTGATAGTCGATCTGAGCTTCCAGCCACCGCAGATATACCTCATCATAGGGAGCCGGCACCAGCAGAACGGTATCAGTGGGAGTATCAGCAGTATATCCATTGAAAGAAACAGCTTCTGCGCCCTCATGGGTATCAATAACCTGCTGCTTTACCATATTGTCAAGGCGAGAAAGCCACTCAATCTTATCGTCCTGGGTATAAGTATTGAATTTCAAGCTATCCAGCCTAGTGATTGCGTCAATAATATTCACCTAAAATTCCTCCTTATCCAAAAAAGGGGAGCCGTGAAGCCCCCCTCTATTACTTCTTAGCAGCCTCCAGCATTTCGTCCACACGCTTATCCAGGGCCTCCTGTGCCTTCTGGGAGCGATAGAACTCATCCGCAATAAACTGAGGCACTTTAGAAGACTTGCCCTTGGGAAGCAGGTAGTTTACGCCGTTGACAGAAATGAGCAGGTTAGGCTCGTCGTTGGCATATCCCTTGGGTACAAAGATCTCTACACGCTTTTCCGCAGTAGCTTCGGTTGCCTTGGTTTCTTTTTCGGTTGCCTTGGTTTCTTTTTCGGTTGCCATAGTAAATTCCTCCTAAAATTATAGAGGGGCAGGGCTTAGAGCCTTGCCCCTCCGCTTTTGTTAGTTGACTTCGTCAGTTGCGCTGAAGCTGGAACAGCTCATAACACGCAGCATACGCTCGGTGTACAGGATAGTAGCACCGTTGGTCTCGAACTTGTAGCCGATGGTGCTAAACTGATTCAGAGGACCGCCGACCTGGCTCTTGTCCTTTACGATCATTTCCAGCGCACCGCCTTCGGGATCAATGATGCCGAAAGCATCCTTGCCGAAGAAGTAGGTAGCGTAGGTTACGCCGCCGGCCTTGTTCTTGTAGGTGTCGCCCAGGATGGGAGCAAACACATTCTCGATGAATCGGCAGCCATGCAGCTCACCGATCTCACCATTGAAGATCTCGGAGGTTGCGGCATACTTGTGAGCCTCAATCCACTCCTTGCTCTTACGCAGGTCATAGGCCACAGAGGGGTGAATGACTGCGTAATACTTACCATTGATGGTAGGTACGCGGTTCTTCTTCATGATGGTAACAGCCTTAGCCACGCTGTCAGGAGTCAGCAGACACATAGTTTCTGCAGTTGCCTCCATGGTGGCAGGAGTGGTAGGAGTGCTAACCACAGCGCCGGTTGCAACGGTGATGTTGTCGCAGTACAGCACATTGGTGTTGACCAGCAGAGCATCACGGATCAGGGTTTCCTGGGTCTCAGCCGCAGAAGCACCCATTTCCTCAGTTGCGCCCAGGATCACATCATCATAGGCACGCAGTTCCAGCGTGTCAGACACGGCAGCATAGGTACCGTACTGGTTGATGGAGCCGGTCTTGGAGCTCATACCGAACTTCTGACCGGTGGGGATAACACCTTCCTGCAGCTGACCGGCCTTTGCAAAGGTGTTCCACTTGCGCCATTCAACGGTGGTACCGCGGTTAGCAGGCAGATTCTGCTTCTTGGCGAACTGTGCATAGAACATTTCCACACGGGCGTTTTCCAGCAGTTCGGTGTCATAGAAGGTCTTAAGCTCACCGGAAAGGGAGTTAGCGCTATCGAAGGGCTGAGAAGTGCCGTCATAAGCGTTGACATAGTTGCCGGTAGCGTTGACCAAAGTACCTGCTTCAGCAAACATCTGCAGGTCCATGGCAATAGCCATCAGATTGTAAATATACTTTTTCATTGTAATTTCTCCTTCCGAATAAAAAATGATGTAGTCAGAGGGAGAAAATTCCGCAGTTACACTTGACCGGGATAGATTTTCTCCCCGGAGCGAATCCTGTTTTTCAGCTCCTTGCGCTGTTCAGGGCTCATACTCCTATAATCGAATGTAGTCACGGAAGGTGCTTGACCGGTTGTGCCGTTCTCATTGGGGCGGCGATTACCTGCCTGAATGTCATTGGCGATCTTCTGCGCCGTCTTTTGCGCTGTCACCTGCATTGCGGCGGCCTGAAGCTCTTTGTAGTGTATGGCATGGTAAGCCTGCTCCACAGTAAAAGGCATATCTGGAGCCATCATTCTTGCAAACGCAGGATTTTCCATCTCTTTTTTCAGATCAAAGTCAGGAAACACTTTCTTCATTTCCTCACCCTGCTGATAGATTTGGTTAAATCGTGTGTCCACCTTCTGCTGCTGCAAGGTGCGTTCTTCGTCACGCTGTTTTCGTGCGTCATCTCGTTCCTGCTGGTCAATCTTCTTGGCGGTCTCCAGAGATACGCCCATTTCCAGGGCCTTATCCTCATAGAAGGACTCGTCATTACTGATAGCCTGTGTCAAAGCATCATAATCAATGTTGGCAGGGTCTAAACCATGCTTTCTTGCCAGCAATTCCAATGCAGGAGTGATCTTGCCCAACGTTTCCTCAGCACCCTTGGCACTGCGCAAACGTGACTGCACAATAGCCTGAATCTCCCGGTTGTATTCCGGGTCTGCCTTAATCTCATCCCAGCTCATACGAGTGGGGGCATCGGTCTTGTTTTCTTCCGTGGGGTCAGTTGCAGCGGCGGCCTGCTCCGGTTTCTGCTCCTGTGCCTTACCCTGCCCAGCTTCGACAGGCTTCTGCGTGGGAGCGTTTACCTTATACGCCCTGTTTTTTCTGATCTTGGCTTCAGGAACACCCAATTCCAGCAGCCTCTGGTGTCCGGCGTCGACACTGTTTTCGCCCTGTGCAGCTCCTTCTCCACCGCCATCACCGGCACCTTCACCGGCAAAAAGCTGAAGATCGAGCTTCTTTTCTTTTAACATGAGTAAATCCTCCGATATAATCTGCCGCTATTGGGGCGGCGAGTCCCACATATACCAATTTCGTGAAGCCACGAAAATGATTTCTTGGTTGGCCGGTGTATTGATGTCGCCCACCGGCAGGCGACTATGAAAGGAGTGTGAAATATGACCTGATTAAACTATAATCCTTTTAACGGCTCTTTCTCTATCCCTGCACTATGGTCTGATTTCGTAGGAAATATACTCCGGATGATCCTGTGCCAGCATTTCAAAACCAACACATACGGAATCAAACACAAGGGAAACAGAAGCCTTCAGATTGTGCCTGGGATTGCAGCTGATTTCCGTATCTCCCTTAACCATCTTGATAATAGGCTCCCTTACCTGCCTGTTATCTGCCATATTGGCCACATTGGCAGCCAGGGTATATGCCAGAATAGAGGCACAGGCACAAACAAGATCATGTCCCGGCTCCCCTGAACCAGCATGTCCTACCACGGTCAGACGATTATATTTGCGGTAATATGTAACCTGGATCATTTCTTATCCTCCTTTGCAATCACCTTGCCGCCATTCGGTTGCGATGCCTCATTGGAACGGCTTCTTGCATTGGCCACACGGGTAGACTCATTCTTTCCTAAGCCCTTAATGTTGTCACTCTGGAACATCTGAGCCTTACCACCACCCACAGGAGCAGCGCCACCGCCCATAGTCTGCATAATATCCTGGCCGATCTGCTCTGCTGCCATAGGATCAACCGCCTGCGCCAGTGTCAGAGCCAGCTGCATATACTGCAGGAGCTTCTGATACATTGTTCCCATCTTGGCTACCTTCTGCATAATGCCGTCCTTGCCGTCAAAGTCCATAATTTCCAGGCACATAAGGGTCTGATCGGTCATTTGGGGATTAAAGAAGCCATGCTGGAAGAACTGCAAAGCCAGCTCATTCTGGCTAACCTTGGTATATACATTCTTCTTTTGTGCAGATACCTTGATATCAAACACAGGCAGACGGAATCCCATATCCTGTCCAAAGTCATTACCCTGGTGCTGCAGAGTAATGCCGGCATTGGTATAGCTGACAAACTTCTGCATACCATACTCGCCCACAATGCGGAACTGGCGAGGAAGGTTATAGAACTGGCGAATCAGCTCAATACACAGGTCAACAATCTGCGTGTAGGCTCTGTAGGAGGTCTGTGTGCTGTCCTTGCTGCCCTTGCCGCTGGCTTCCTGCAGGGCTGCAATAGCAGAAGCAGCTGTAACACCGGAACTGATATTGCCGGTGCTGGTCTCTGTGTTACCGCTGGTCTCTCTCAGCTCCTGAATGGTGCGGTCCAGTACAGCGATATAGTTGGCATCCAGGGTATTATGCTCAATCCTTCTCAGGGCGTTTTCGTCAATATTGCCGGTTACATCCACAAGAGGATTGTTCAGATCCAGGAACTGCTCAGCATTTACGCCACCGTCCTGCCGTCTGAAGTACCTGGGAACAGCGCCAACCATAGCATTTTTCACAAAGCTAGTGTTCAGCAGGTCAATGACAGTCTGGGGATTGCGGCAAATGTCAACATAGCCATAGCCGCAGGGGCTGCCCTCAATGGGATAAAGGGCGTCAAATACATACGGATACTTGCCGTGGTCGTAAAGGCCGGTCATAGCCATAGGAGGCTTCTGCTGGCCGGTAATCTCGTCAATAATGGGCTGTGTGTCATTCTCCGTGGCATACAGCACCTGGTCTCCCACATACTTGCAGTATTGCAGGGTCTTCTTGCCATTAACGAACTTGTGATAGTAAACCTCAATAACCGTGTGCTTGTTCTCTGTATCCACATGATCGTCATACAGGAACTTGGTACTCACAAAGGATTTACCCTTGAGCTTGCCTTCCAGCTGGGGATAGCGCTGCTCAAGCACATCCTTGTCGCACAGCTCTGTATGGAAGAAATAGCGGCTTCGCTGAATATCAGTAACACCGGGCTCCCAGTAGATGTTCAGCAGGTTTACATGCTCCACAGATATATCACCCAGGCCATTGAGCTTGCCCTGATCCCACACGGCCTTGTAAACACCGGTGCCAGTTTTCAGCTTCTGCCATGCGTTATCGGAGTATGTAGCCTCAAACTGATTCTGTTCCAGGACACAGGGGACAATAGCAGACAGCATTTGTGCCTCACCCTTGTCCATTTCCTCTCTGGGAAGGATATTCGGCTCCGGATAAGCCTCCATAGCATCAGCGTGCTTGCTGACAATGACATTGTGCAGCCAGCCGGAGGTAGCAGTGAAGCCACCATCACCGCCAATGTTGGTGATCTTCTGTTCCTCAATGGTATTGCGCAGCTTCCACCAGTTTTCAGAGGCAATAATACGGTTCTCCGTCTGTACCTTGCCTGCCTTGTACTTCTCAAGTACCTGGGTAAACTTCTTAAGCTGTTCTTCTCCAATAGGCTGTACACCGATAGCGTTCATAGCCTCCGGTGCTGCCAGCTCCTTGGTCTTAATATCTGTGGGTTTCTGTACCAATTCCATGGTTATCCTCCTTTTTAATAAAAACCTTGACGGCGTTGTTTATCTGTAAATTGGTTAAGCGGATCAGACACAATGGTCTTAGGCTCGACCGGTATGATGGGCGATATGGGCCGAGACATGCACATATAGCGCACTTCATCCGGGCAGTGATCCTCCAGTTTTGTGTCCAGATCTTCCGGGTGGGTCTCTGAGTACATCATCAGCGGCATAGTACGGATAAATGCCTTGCAGTTATTGAACACATACATCCTTGCATAGCCGTTCTGATCGAATTGCAGCCGGTAATGCACCTGCATCCAGCCTGGAATCCGCTGATTATCGCCGGGGGTAAAGTAAATACCATACCTTGCAGCAGTTTCAGCTATACTCTCACCCCTAGAGCTATCCCATATAGCCGGGTCAGCCACACTGTCCACGATCTTCCTACCTTTTAACCAGGGATGTTCTCTTTCAAACTCACTGATACGCCTGAACTGCTCGTCCGGGGACCACTTAACACCCTCGTCCGGTGTCTGCGTGCAGCCATACATCTCCATAATCCGGTAGAGTACACCATCATAGTCCACAGCCCAGTAGCCAAGGGAAAAAGGCTTATTGTAGCCAAAGTCATAACTACGCATAATGTTCCAGCCTCTTTTATCGCCTGTATTCAGGTCAAAAGGTTCAATAACATGTGTCCACCGGTGCTGCTCCATAGCTTCCTCCGGTGTAATGCCTACATCAGCACACTTCTGAATATCCGGTGTGGTTCTAAAGTCCTCAAAGAACTGGCCTTCAAATATATCCCACCTGCCATGTAGCCACGCCTCACGCAGCTTAGGCGGTAGAGCCTCCAACTGCTTGATATAGTCCGGCTGGCTTGCCATAAGTGCCTTGTTATCCGTTACAAGCGCCTGGATAAACGCATAATCGTCAGGAACTTCACCTGCCTCATACTGCTTATCAATGAATAAACGCTTGAAATAGCCATGACTAGCGCCACCAGGGTTACAGGTGTAATAGATCCTCTTAGGAAAGCTATTAACACCACGCACACAGGCAGTAATCTTCTTGATCCACATTTCCTGCAGCTGAGTAGCCTCATCCAGAAAGATCACATCATATTCAGCGCCCTGATACTGGTCTAAGTCCTTGTCATTGTTGCAATATCCAAATTTGATTGTGCTGCCATTAGGGAAGGTAAATACCTTCTCTGTTTTGTTGTACCTGGCAAGTCCGTGAAGCTCATCCCTCAGCTGGTTAATATGGTTGTTCACCAGCTCAGGGAAGGTCCTACGCACAATAAGCAGCTTGATACCGGGATAGGTAGCTGCCAATATCTTTGCCTTTGTCCGGACGCTCCAGCTCTTGCCACCACCACGGGCGCCACCAAAGCCAACATGCTTCTTATCAGAGGAAAGAAAAGCATATTGTTTATCACTGATCTGACTTAAATCTATCTTGCTCATACCTTGAATTCCTCCGGCAATCCCTCTACCACCAGAGTAGGATTATTGCTGCTGTCATCCTTATCAGCTTGCTTGCGCAGATTGGCAATGCGCGCCCTCTGCTCCTGCTCGTCCAGATCAGACTTAATGGACTGGATCTCCTTCAGATCCTTAACAGCCGCTACAAGTGAACGAACATCCTTAGGCATCATTCCAGGGCAATCAACCAAATACTCAATCTTCTGCAGCAGCTTATCAGCCACAGTCTGCACTTTAGCTGCTCTATTGGCCTTCTGCTGGCTGATTTTCTCTAGTGTTTTTGCCGTAGTATTGTTCAAATGCTGTTCACGCTGTTCTACCCACTTTTCATCCCTGCCCACATTACAGATCTGCGTGGTAGAAACCCCATATTTCTGGGCCAACTTACGGTAGCTGGTATTCGTGGTGATGTATTCTGTTTTAATAGCCTGCCAGTCTGCCATAAGCCTCCCCTCCGTCTTCTTGATAGGTCAATCGTAGCAAAATCTAACGCCGGTTCTCTATCCCACAGCCATAGACGCAAAAAGAGGAGGCCGAAGCCTCCCCTAAATCAGTTCCATTCGCATACCTATGTATATCTTTTTTCCCTTGTGCCACGCACATCCCTTGCTGTCATATACCACCACAGAACAGTTATCTGCAAAGTATTTGATGCACTCCTCTTCTGAAACATACGGCCTTACCCACTCAGTCAAAAAGATGTAGTGGCTACACACAGGAACTTCCTTCATCTTCTCTACCGCCTCGATAAGATCCTTCGCAGTAATCTTTTGCATCTTGATCTCCGGTCTATAGGTTCGTGCATCCACCCATGGCTTATCCATTGTCAGCACCCACCATTCCGTTCAAAATAGTTTTTACTAAAAATCGGCTTATCGTAGTATAATTCATATCGCTGGGGAACGCCTCGAATATTCTCTCAGCAAACTCTCTCACACCATCAGCATAGCCTTTTTCGTACTGGTTGCGGTCATACCGCAAAGCCTTTAACAGTTCGTACTTGTCCACATTGATTCCGGTACTCACAACAGCTTCGTAGATAGCATCGTCCTGCTGCTTTGCGATCTGATGCTGAATATCGGTAATGAGCATATCAATAGGTGATTTATACATCGTCTATTCCCTCCATCATTTGCTTATAAGAAATGCCACCAGCCAAACCAGGCGATTTGTCGCTATCTGTTGGCGTGTATCTGCTGTCCTTGAAAGACGGATGCATAAACTCAATCATCGCAAAGTTAGCAACATCAACCAAATATTCCGTGTTGTGCGTTTTTAGGTACAGTTCAATCCGTTCTTGAATACACTTGTAAGCCTGGGCCAATTCGGGATATGTTTTGCTCATCCACCCATACTTATAATGCGACATTACAATGGCATTTCGCATTTTGTTTACAAAGGGATCAGAAAAATCCCGTTTCAGAATATCTTCTCTTGTGTCAAGCATTGTCTTTCACCTCCAGCAATTCCGGGTTATCGTGGATGTTGCCGATGACATCAAAATCTTTAATGGGGAAATAGTCAAAGTAATTGCACCCAACTTCATCCTCGCTCTCCACGGCAAAACTCGCTGTCTTTGCGTTGTAAACGACCTTTCCAATGCAGATTATCGGCTTGCCGTTCCGCTTTGCTCCGTCCGTTTGTTTGTACCTGCCAATATCCCCCTCAAAAATCTTCTTGCCGTTGACGGTCATCCCGGTAAACTGACCAACAGTATCTGGGTGTACTGTATGCCACAAACCACCGATAGCCGAAAAAATATGACCTTCGTTTTCTTTTTCCTCTTCTTCTGTAAACGGGACATAGATTTCCGTTTTTCCCTTAAAAACTCCTACATACCCAAATACAAACTCGCCATCATCAATACACTTTCCCCGGAATAAAATCTCACGCATAATCATTCTCCTTTCGGTGCTTCCGGCAGGGGCATCCAGTGGGTAATTGGTGCCCACACTCCACAGTCTTCGAATCTTCCGGCTCCTGCATACAGTATAGTGCCGACCCAACCGCTCGCACTATAAGCAATCACATTACCCGTTTCCTCCGGCAACCTCTCGTCGACAGGAATCCACCGGTCCGGGTAAATGGGAACGATAGTTTCCTCACCAACGGGAATAATGAACGGATGATCCATCGGAATGCTCCCCATATCCTTGCTGACCTTATGGGGCTTCACTATGAATTGCGGCTTGTTCTTATCTACCAGCTCCAGGGTCTTTTGTAGGAGACCGATCTGCTTCTCCAATTCCGCAATATACCGCTCCTGCTTGGCAGCTGTTTTCTTTAATAGTTGGTGTTCTTTGTACAGCTCATTTAGGTTTTTGCTAGTTGTTTCAGCATCCTCACTATACGAATTAAAAAACAACAGGATATCTTCAGGCACCTTGTGTCCTTCCAGCAATGATACTGGCCATTGGTATTTATTCATTGTCAGCCCTCCCACCTAACACATCCAAGCGCTTTGCCCAAAACAATAACGATATAAATGAGCCATAGCCAACTCGGTACTTCTAAAGTAGTCATCAGCAGAAATATAAACAGCCAAATCATTCTCCCTCTCTCCTTTCTCCCTTATAGCACCAGCCATCAGGATCAGCCCAAGATCCCCAGCTTGAACAGATGTAGCTGTCGTTTCCACATGGGCAAAAACTATCGCAATCCTTACACCGCACAATGGAAGCCTTAGCAGCAGCCTCACCTTCCATATAGCCGATATTGTACTGTTGCCGATCATACCTAAGCGCCCGGATCAGTTCTTCCTTATCCACATTGACCCCGACTCTCAAAACAGCCTGGTAGATTTCTTCATCCTGCTGCTTCACGATCTGCGTATGGATATCTGTGGTAAAAATATCAATCGGTGATTTATACATTATTTCCCCTCCATGCTCTCCATAAGCTCCTTAAAGGATATTCCACCTGCAAGACCAATTGATTTATCGCTGTCCGTTGGGGAGTACCTTGCATCGCTAAAAGCCGGGTACAAAAACTCCAACATCGCGAAGTTTGCGACATCCACAAGATATTCTTTGTTGTGGGTTTTCTCGTATTCCTCCAGCCGCTCTTTGGCGCACTTATATGCCTGGGCAAGCTCTGGGTAGGTTTTGTTTGCCCATCCATATTTGAAGTGAGATGTCACAATGGCGTTTTTCATTTTATCAATAAACGCACTTGAAAAATCTCGCCTCAAGATTTCTTCTCTGCTATCTGCCACAAAATTCACCTCCTATGTCTCCTAATAGCCTTTGCCACATTTATGGACCGCTGGTTATAGATGTCGGCCTTAACCTTCCGCCTTTTATCGTCCTTGGCCTTTAGCTTTTCATATTCAGCCTTCTCGGCAGCATACTCAGGGCAGTGATCGTGGCAACCGGGATAGCGCTTAGGTGCAACACAGCCGTTGCAACATTTAATGATCACGCTCATCCCTCCACTCCCTGAACAAAAGCCAAATACCCCACACGCAAACGGCAACAACCAACATAAAAACAGCAATGGCCGCCACGCCCATGGCAATCAGGATCGCTTGCGATAAGCTGTACATAATTTTCCTCCATTCCACACAACCTGCACATCATGCCTGACCGTATTGCCCTTGTCCAAGGTATAGCCGCAGTCAAAGCACTTCACACGCCACTTGGCACCGCCCCTGCCGTTGTAATGCTCATAAGCCACATTGTCGCTCTGGCACTTCTTGCAGGGCAGCAGTTTGAAGTGGCTGTCCGGAGCCGGCTTTTTGATCTCAATAACATCGTCCAGCATCATTCCGGCACCTCCTCCAAACTGTATTTTGCAAAGCTGGAAACAGAGCCCCTCTTATTCTTGCAGGAAAGCATATCGGTCTTGATAGCCACACCCATATCACGAAGCTCACAAATCCTGGCCGCCAATCGCTTCATACCGTATTCCTGCCTTGCCTCCTCGTCCGTAATAGAGCCGTACTTCTTCGTGTGCATAAGAACCAAATCACGATCGTTTGCCATTTAACATTCCTCCTCATATTTTTCCATAAGCACCCGGTATATCTCACATTTTTTGTAATGTTCACAGCAAAAGGCTATAAGCTGTGTATCAAAATCGTTCCGGGTGAGGTAGATTAGTGCAATGCTGCTTTTGTCTATCAAGCCCTCGCAGGTGATGCGCCGCCTCCCATCATCGTATTTATAGAAGGGGCATTGCACATCAATCTGTTTGAATGATCCACTTGGCATATATGCAACCCCCTATCATTAACCGTTCCCTCGGACAACAGCATCCTCATTCCACCATTTCAAAATAGTCTCATAGTGGTTCTTCACTTTGGCACCATTTTTGATAATGAAACTGGATAGCTTGTCCACATAGTAATCAAAGGCATCAACACCCATCTTGTCTAACAGTGATCCTATCTGCTCGTCTGTCAGAAGCACCACACCCTTGCCCAATTCACCACCTAAAAACCTTGACTCTTTATCCGTCGTAGCCGCCGCAATCTCCGCTTCAGTTGTGTTTGTGGTTACAGCTGCAGCTGTAGGTGTAGTTGTAGATGTATTTGTAGGTGTAGATGTATTTGTAGGTGTAGTTGGATACCACTTGTTATCATTTGATATCACTTGATAGCTGTTGTTATCAATGATCATCAACCACTCTTCAAAACTGATATCCGGTTCACCTTTTCGCTTCCGATCCCGGCAGAAAGTAGCATATTGCCGCTTCAGGACAGTTTTGTTGTATTCCTCTGAATCCTTGTCGAGCTTTGGTTTTACAAATCCCCAGGTCAGAGTCAAGCCAAGGTCTCCATCAAACTGCGGCAGGGCGCCACTTTGCCCATACTCAAGCATTGCCACCAGTAGTCGCCCCTTGTCCGCGTCTGGCAATGCCCGGATCGGCTCCAAAATATCGAAATATAGCATTATTCCAGGTCTTGCCATACTGTTACCTCACTTCCTGCAGGCTGTGATCTCAATTCCCGGTGGAACAGCCCTCGCAACCTTGTTAATAAAATGTCCTTCGTGGCTGGTGGCATCGGAAAGATGCAGCAGGTGGATCTCCCTGCACTGTGATAAATCCAGGCTACGAAGATAATCGCACAGCGTATCGATCTCCATGTGGGAATTTGTGATACGATAGCGCACTTTCTCCGGCATCTTCTCGCAGCGTTCCAGAATAGCCTTGTCATAGTTGGCCTCAATAGCCAGGACATTCAGACCGGGGAACTTGTACCTCAGATTCACAGTATCAGTGGCGAAGGCCAACACATCACCGTCCACCCTGCTCTTAATCAGAAAGCCAAGCGGCTCCCTGGCATCGTGGAAGGTGGTGAATGGTACAATGTCAAAGCTCCCGATATTGAACTGACCGAAATGCTCAATCAGTTGCACAGCGTCCAGGCACGATTGATTCTGTGCATCCTCAAACAATGCCTCTGCCGTTCCACAGCTCATATAGACCGGCATACCACGGCTGACCAGCTCTGCCACACTCTTGGCGTGGTCCTTGTGTTCGTGGGTCACAAGGCAAGCCTGGAACTCAGATAGGGAAAAACCGGATAGCTTCTGCAGCTTTTTGTGGGAGACCCCACACTCAAGCAGAATGTGGGTCTCCTGATCGCTGACAACATACGCATTTCCGGAAGAACTGCTTGCCAATGATTGAAACCTCATATCGGACACTCGCTTTCTGCCGCCGGCGGTTTTACTTCCACAGATGTATCCGGAGCATGGTCCTTCTGATACTCGGTAGATTTCTTGATTTTCTCCTGCACCCATTCCGGCAGCTTGGAGAACACATCATCATCCCACTTCTCCATATCCCACATAATGGGTGCGGTATTGCTCACAGGAGCAGGGAAACCCTTAGGCAGCGGCATGAGGTTGTCGACATTGGAATACTCTCCGGTGCTATTGAGTACCACATTTAGCTGGCAGGGTTTTCCGATCTGATCAAACAGATCCACTTCTAGGAATTCTTCGTCCGAATACTGCTTGCTGTTCCAGGAGGATATGAAACCGCGCAAATTGCCCTTATTGCTTGCGCTGATTGTAAAATCCTTGGAAAGCTGACGCGGCTCCTGCTTGCCGTCCACTTCGATGGTCTCGCTGGGGATTTCCCACACAAACTGCACCTTGTTGGAATAGTTCTTGAACTTCTCGGAATACTGCTCACCCAGATCGATCACACCGATGCACACCGCAATGTACACACCCGGATCAATCGGAGGCATCTTCGGCTTTGCTCTGTCCTTAATTTTCATAATTCACTCTCAGCTCCTTATCATTTTCAGATACAACCAGTCGGATGATCTGGCTGTTGCACTTTTCCAAATTTGTAACACTCTCCGCATTGTCCACAAACAGAGGCACACGCACACCGTAGGCTGTGGACAGGGTATTGATAATGTCAATGCCCAGGTTGATCTTCATACCGTTATTCACGCTGATATAAGGGATACCGTCATATACCACATCACAACGATCCTCAATACCTCCGTTGGCCTGCTCACGGAACAGACGGAAACGAGCAATGCGGAACAGTCCGTTGATGCTGTCCTCCACAAATCGGGTCTTGTAACGGCTGTACTCGTCCATCAGGAACAACATATTTTCGATAGCTTCCAGGCAAGTGGCGGCGTTCTTGGCGTCCTCACGCAACTGCTCTACGCGCTGCTTGGAATAGTCCAGCAGACTTTCCTTGCTGATAATCGCCATGTGCTGGTCGATCTGTTCGCTGATTTCCGTCATTTCCTGGCGCAGCTTACTTTTCACAGAAGCGACGCTCTGATGGATTTCAAACAGATCATTATTCAGCTTGTCAATGCGAGCCTGAATATCACCCTTGCGCTTGGCGTAGTCTGCCATATCCTTCGGCTCAACCTTGGCGGCCTCTGCTGCCTTGATCTGCGCCTGCAGTTCAGCAATATCCGATTCAAGCTGTCGGATCTCCGACTGAAGCTCTGCCAAACGATGTTCTGCCTGCGCCCTGCTCTCCTTGCAGGCATCTGCTGTCTTTTCGATTTCATACAGACGCTGCTTCTTGCTGGCTTCAAAAGCCGCTGTGGCTGCGCTAAGCTTATCCGCAGGCAAGGCTTGTCCACACGCAGTACAAGTACCACCGCTGAAGATCTCACTGTTCACCTGCTTCCACCGGTTCCGGCACTCCGTTACCTGACTGTCATAGCCGATCAGCGATGCATTCAGTGTTGCGTACCGTTCCTGACGGCTGCTAAGTTGGGTCTGCAGGGAAGTAATGCGAATATTCAGACTATGTACATCCACACTGCCAACGGTCTGACGATCTCGGTATGCTGTGTTCTCTGCCTCCAGCGCAGAAAGCTCCAGCTGTGCTGCCTTGATCTCCAAACTCTTTTGCTGGGCTGCGTTGTCATTATCCAAAGCCAGGATCTTTGCAGCAGCTGCTTCCTTTTTAGCGTTAAGGGTTTCTACCTCGGCCTTAGCGCCGGCAAAGTCCAGACCTTCAATATCCTCGATGGTCTTCTGACACTCGCTGATTCTTGCCGGGATCTCCGTCTTTGCTCCAACAAAACCACGCTTTTCAGCCAGCAGCTTCTTCTTGTAGTCCTCCAGGCTGAGCTTGCCCATGCTCTCCACCAGGGGAGCAAATTGCTCATTGGTCTCCAGGATCTGCTCATCGTCCATCACACCGGCCACCTTGAACAGTACCGCTCGGCGCTCCTGCCAGCTGATACCGTTTGCAAAATGGCTCACGCTGGTCAGCATACGGAAGGTATCTTCGTCCACCAGTTCGTTTACCTTGTCCTGGAAAGCATTTTTCTTGCAGGGTACACCGGACACATAGTAATCAGAAGTATTGCCGTCATAGGTTGCCTGGGAGCTACCGCGCTTGGTAGTCCATACTTCTTTGTAGGTACGGCGCAGGCTTACTTCCTCACCATTCACCAGCAGCAGCGCTTCCACAGCCGTTTCAGCAAGGTGGTCCTTAACCTCGCCATTGGCGTCCAGAGGCTTGATCTCGATGTTCTTCTCACCGTTGCCCTGGCTATCCTTGCCGAACAGCAGCCATGTCAGGGCATCATAAACGCTGGTCTTGCCGGAGGCGTTATCGCCGTAGATAGAAGCATTACCACCTTCAAAGTCCAGCTTCAGGCTCTTATGGCACTTGAAGTTTTCAAGCACCAGTTTCTTAATTTTGATTTCGGTCATTGATTTAACTCCTTTTCTGTGCTACACTAGCACTGTCATATTTGGCTTGCCGTCTTCCGGGCTCCTACCCCCGGAGGCGGCTTACTTTTTCCCCTTGCGCTTTCTTCTGGCAGAGATAGCGTTCAGCTTGCTTGCCAGCAATTTGCAATCACGATTGCGATTGATCTCTGCGAACATTTCTTTTTCCCACTTATCCATTGTTAATACTCCTTCCAAAGCTCGTCAGAGCCTGTCTTACCGCTTCCTCCCTCCGGGCCAGCTCATCAGCCGGGAGAATAGGACGGTTGATTTCTACTGTGCAATTACCGACCGTTATGGTCTTAGTGCGGTATCCCTCGTTAATTCCGGTTACCCATACCCCATTAGCCATATTGTCCTCCCCTTAGTAACTTGTTAGGTTACTTCTTCTGCAAAAAAAATGTCCATGGGGTTTTCAATGCCGAGATCCTCAACAATAGCCGTGATCTCATCACTGTCGAAAACGCCCTTCTTCATCTTCTCGTAGAAGGTTTTTGGAGTCTTTTTGATGACTCTGGCCATATCTATACCGGTACGGCCCTTCTCTGCCATCTTGCCCCTCAGCTTTTGTACATTGACCATATAAATCTCTCCTTTCGTAAAAGTAACTTGCTGGGTTACTTGTATGTTACAACAATTTTTGTAGCTTGTCAAGATACTTTTTTCTTGCAAAGTAACTTTTTTGTGTTATAATGAGGTCAGGAGGTGATACCAAAAATGACCATTGGACAAAAAATTCGGGAAGCCAGAGAGCGCAGAGATATGACCCTTGACGAGGTGGCTAAGCGTTGCAACACAACAAAGCAAACTATTTTCAAATACGAAAATGAAATCGTGACAAACATCCCCTACGACAAGATCGTTCTCCTGTCCAGCGCCCTTGAGGTAAGTCCTTCTTATCTGTTTGGCTGGGAGGAAAAAAATGACTCCCCCGACGAGCTGCAACTCACCGAGGGAGAAAAGGCACTTATCAAATTGCTGCGCAGGGTTCCGGCAGCGGATCAGCCGATTGTAATTGAGAAGATTCTCTCTGCACTAGATAATCAAGAATAATTTCAGTTGCAATCTGCATTGCTTTATCAGGGTCTCTGCTTTCCCTGATCTTGTTTATAACATCGTTTTCATTATACGCCATCTTTCCGCTCCCCTTTCACATACAAAGCAATCGAACAAGTGTTCTAAAATCAGTATAGGTTAAATTTTTAGAATAGTCAATAGAAATCTGTCGAATTATGTCCAACAAAACGGACTATTAAAAAGCGTGGGGGCGCTGGTCGCCAAACTGCTCACCCCCACACCCGGAATGATAGGTTGTTTCCAACCTGGTATTAGCCTATCATTTCATGTCAAAAAAGTATAGCGCAATATAACAGGATTTTACCGCAAAATACTGCAGTAAAACCGAAGCATATTACGGTAAATACCGCAACATATTACTGAAATGAGGTTTAAGCCATTGAAGCAACTACACGACTTATCTACGAAGCCATACTACCGCTGCCTATTATGCCCTGACTTCCGTACAATGTGTGGCGGTATGCCCACAAGAGGGCTGGATCTGAAAGAATGGTGCGAATGCATTAGAGATGTTATGGACTACTTTGGATTGTCCTGCGCCTATGTAGCAAAAGAGGCTGATGCCTCCCAAAGAACAGTTGAACGCATCCATGCTGTTAACATTGACCAAGACATCATGCGTTCCACCGGTCGAAGGATAGAGATTGTTGTATTTGGTCATGCTACTCGTCTCCTATGCAAAATGGACTACGACACCACAGCAACTGAAAAGGTTGCACAGCTTGAAGCTAAGATTGAACACTTGGAAAAAGAAAATGCTCGATATGCAAAAATTATAGATAAATTCATAGACGGCTAAACATCGGAGAATTTATGAGTATAGTTGACTTAGGAAACGGCTCCTTGGCAATGGGAATTCTTTTAATTCTATTTGCCTTGATCGGCCTGATAAACGCAGTTGCTGCATTTATGATGTGGTTCAA